GTGGGGACATTCTTTACAGGGTTTTTTCATATTTTATCTAAGATTGAATCAATATACTCTTTTACGTCTCTTAACAATTCTGAGTCGTATTTACCCCCATCAATCTGAACCTGATAAGAATGCCATTTAGTAAATCTACTATCATCTTTTTGTATTGTACGAGGATCTCTTCGTTTGAAAGATTCTTTTAGTTTAGAGCCTTCAAACTTCCATATTGTTACCCCACGATATACCCTTTTAGTTTCTTTAGTTGTCCACATGGGTACAAAGATAAAAAATGTTTTTTAATTTTACAAACTAAATTCAAACAATTTCATTAATATAAACTCTACCACCAAAGTATTCAGATGTAACATATCTTCCAAGTGAGTTTTCTCTGATTGTCATGTAACGAAATCTATAGTCCTCACCAAATGTGTCAAGTCCAACCCATTTGATTTTGTTTCCTTTTACGTGACATAGAATCTTAAAAGTTTTCTTGTTATAATATTTGTTGTTGACGTATACCGTTGCTTTCATATCTCTTATTTTTTCTACAAAGATATGGATCAAACAAAAAACCCACAACCTGTTAAAGTGTGGGTTTCGGATTATCTTCTTTTAAAGTTGTATTCGGTTTCTATTTTCCGTTTACCATACTTCTTTTCCATAAGTTTTTGATGTAATTCCCAATCTAATATTGATTCGTTTGTTTGTTCTTTTTCGTCAGGAATCAAAGCATAAATTTTTGATATTCTTTTAATAAGGTTTGTTGCAATATAATTAAATCTTTCACATTCATCTACAAAAAATTGTGATTCTTTGTTTTGATATTTTGTCACATGGTTTATAAACTTATGTCTTACTTTTTCTTTTTCTTCATTCTGTTTGAATTGTTTATTAAACATTTGCATCATAGCCCCTCCAAACATTTGTGCTAGTTTTTCTTGATGTGAATAAAAGTAATTATCAAAAAAGTCTACTTTTGAATTTGCTAAATTTATATAAACTAATTTTAGAACAAAATGAATTTTTTCACTTTCTGACATTGTACTTGGGTCATTTCCCGTATGTTCAATAAGATCATCAACCCTATCCATTTCATTTAATAAACCGTTCATAAAGTAATCAAAAGAAAAGTTTTGTATTTCTTTTAATTCAATAAAAACAGGATCGTTTACCATAAAATCATAAAATTGTTCTTTAGTTATTCCTTTTTGAGTCATTCTTGTTGCAACCTCTGTTGGTCTAACTAAATTTTCTGACATCTGTATAAAATAACTATATCTCATAAATTTTTCTATTACCGGTATTCCAAATCTAAGTCTACCTGATGAATATGTCTGATAGTCGGCAATATCTCCAACAAGACCTTGAGTTTTTTTGTCTCTATCATATCTATGTTTTAATTCATGAGCCATTACAGAAATATTTTGTATTTCATCTGAAGATAAAGTTTTTGCCAAATCGCTTCCTTCCCAATCTCCAGGAACAACAAAGTTAATAGTTAACATTAGTTCTTTACTTTTAACATTTACTTGCATCATTATCCCTTCATCAAATTCAAATTCATTTGAAACCCCCATTGAGGCTATAACAGGCTTTCCATCATATTCATCAACCTGTTCAACATGTACCGATACATGAACAGTCTCTATTGTAAGGTCGGAAACTATTAATTTTTCATTAGTTAATTCAAATTCATAATCTTCAGACTCGTAATTAATACTCTTTAATAGATCTAAAACTCTGTAATAGAGTTTTTCTCCGGCTTCCATTATACCTTTTGGTACGCCTACGGCCTCACTTAAAAGTTTTTTACTTAACTGATCTAATTGTCTTTCTGTTAAAATGATTTTCTTCATACACTATAAATATATTGGAGTTGTGATTTAACCCACAACCCCAACTAAACCATCAAAATGGTGATCTCCATTCATTTCAAAAGCAACCGGTCTTTTATCCATTATTTTGATTATATCATCAATACTATATGGGTCCATACCATTACCATCAACACCAACATCCATTTTTTTACCGTTACCAAATTTACGGTCTTCAGGTAAATGAACGTGACCATGAAGGTGAATAACTCCTTTGTTCATTCCATGCCAACTTTGTAGTGGATAGTGACATAAAACAAAATCCCTATCATTTATTTTTACTTCCAAATAATGTTGTACACTTAAAAATCTACCTTGGGCGTGATCTCTATTGTTTTCTATATGGTGATCGTGGTTACCTAATATCAAGTGAATATTATGGCAAACCAATCTTTCCAAAAAGATACCAATATTATCAAACCCACCAAATGAAACATCACCTAACATAATTAATGTATCATCTTGACCAACATAATGATTTATACCATCAATTAGTCTTTCGTTCATTTGTTCAATAGTTTGGAAATCCCTAGTTGAGTCTGTGGGAATTTCTCCATCTTTTGTTCTCCAATTTGTTACACCACGAACAATATTTTTGTGACCGTAGTGTGTGTCTGAAGTTATATAAACTTTTCCTGTTGTTAATATTTTTTTAAATCCCATAATTTTTATTTTTAAGGTAAATCATCAGAATATTCCTGTCTCAAATAATCACCCCAATCTGGATAAAAATTATTCGGGACATTACTAATTGTTTGATTTGGTTGGGTTGTCATTAATCTTCTTATTTTATCAAGTATTCCATCTGATCTAGTGTCTCTTATAGATCCAAGGTCAAAATCTACCCTTCTAGTATTCCACAATCTATTTGCAACTTCATCCCTTGATAATATACCATCATTATCATTTATTCTAACTTGTGGGTAGTCCGTTATTCTTCTTACACTTCTTACATTATCTCCCCACCCAATTAAATCCCCAGTTGTATCATCCTTTTGTAATTCTTTTCTAATTTTTAAAAACAATTCATCAGGAATAAAGTTAATAAACATCGGGTCAACTTCTTTATCTAATTGGTCCCAACCTTGGAACTTATTTGTTTTAAATTCCCTTGAAAATGCAAATTTTGTATCCGTCCTTTTATTTAATACATAAATCAACCTATGTGTTATTAAGTATTGATTCCAATACTTTTCTTGTGTCACACACCATTTTGTGTTAGCTCCATATACTTTAGATGCTTCAAAACTTAATGGTGTTAGAATAAACCATGTGTCATCTTCGTGAATCTTTAATATTTCTTTTTCAAGTTTTTTTCTGTTTTCTATTTCTTGGGCAAGAACAACAGATTCATTTAATTCTAAAAAATTATCGTACTGACTAATATCTTTAATTTTAATTCTATTTGCCTTTGAATGTCTTTCAAACTCATTTAGAGTTTCAATCTCACCAGAACCAAATAGGAATACACCCATATATCCCATAAATTCATCTTTGTTAGAACTGTAGTAGTCACTATCATTTTTAAAATTCTTAATTAAGAACTCTGTGTATTTATGCGAATCCGTTGGGTCCATAAAAGATATAATATCAATTAATGATATATTCAGATCCGGATGTTGTTCTTTTAATCTATCTAATCTACTCATAATTTTAAATCAAACCTATCTTTCATCATTTGTAATTTATCTTGAGGAACTCCGTGTTGGTTGATCCCACCATGTCTATTTTCTACGACAAGTGAAAACACGGTATATCCAAATTCATTTGCCAAATTAAAATACGGTTCCATTTCCCATTCTTGGGTTGATGTGTTTGACACAACAATCTTTGGGTACTCTAATATCATATCTGATTTAACAAACCCCTGGCACCACTGGTGTGCGTCTTTTATTTTTGTTACGTCAAACTTATAGTTCCCTTCCTCATCAATGAAGAACATATCAGCCTCGTAGTGTTGTCCACCTAATGTTTTGGCAAACGTTGATTTTCCTGAACCAGGAATTCCTCTTACAATATATAATACTTTTTCCATACTCTTAAACTTTAACCCAACTTGATGCGTTTTCAGGGTTTACTTTAATTAAACCTTTTTCAATTAAATCATACGCAATACCCCAAGATTTATATGCGATAACCTTGTCGTGACCTTTTTTATTTTTAGTTTCAAGAAAAATATAGTCAAAAATCCAAACCACACCTTCTTTTTCAAGTTTGTCTAAAAATAATTGTTCTCTCTTGTTAACTTTCATAAAACAAAGATAACATAATTTTTTTTATAAAACAAAAAAAGGAACCAAAAAGATTCCTTTTTTTAGGGTCGTCCATAACGGATCGATCTGCCACCACCTTGTTTTTAACTCAAACAAAGAAACTATCTTGTTACAAGGGCTTCAATTTTACTCTTAACCTGCTCGGTCATTGTAATTTCTTTTACGTTAGTTACAATAACAGATTCTTTAAGAATTTTATTAGGTATGTTTACAAAGAACGTATCTCCGTTGAAGAATGTGAGGTCCTCTCCCAATTCTACACAACCATGTACCATTTTCAAAAAAAGTTTAAACTGTACTTGATCCATAAAAGTTTCGTTGACCAAATCACCAAACTTTTCATTCATAACTCTAATATTGAAACCGACTTTATTCATACTACAAATATATAGGAATTATTTTATATAAACAAATTTTTTTACTAAATAACTTCTTCTTTCCATATTTTATTCAACTCATCCTCACTTACTCTTTGATTAAGATCTGAAAATCTATGGGTTAAAATTTTAACAAAACGAATCCTTTCTTTAGCCAACTCAGGATTAAAAGACATTTCAATAAGTGAGTCACTCAAATGAGAATTAATTACGATACTTAGTGTGATTGATTTCATATTTTTTATTTCTACAAATATAAAGGAATAAATGTAAAATAAAAAAACCCACAAAAAAAATTTTACTTTATTTGTGGGTTCAATTTTGATAAACCATTACTGATTTTGAAAGGGTGTAATGTTTTTTTGTGTTAAATAAATATAACACAATTATGTGAAAGTCAATGTTTATTAAAAATATTTGTAATTATTTTACGAAATTCTTTATTTCTACTACCTATAGGGTTAGTTTCTTTAGTAAAGTACCCGCATTTTGAATGTTCGTGACCATCTTTGGCCTTTTTTATGTCGGGATTTAAATTTTCCTTTGTTTCATATAAAAACACATACATAAGACCTTTTTTTGTTTCTTTATCTTTTTTATACATGTTAAAAATATCCACTATTTTTAAATTATCTTTTAGTCTTATGTTTGTTTCTTCATGGAACTCTCTTAAAGCCGCCTCTTTAGGTGTTTCCCCATCTTCAATTCCCCCTGAAGGTATAGACCACTCGTTAGGTAGTGACTCATCTGGAGATCTTTTACATAGTAAAATTTTATCACCATTTTTAACCACAACTCCTGAATATCTTTTAAATTCTTCCATAGTATAATATTTATAAATATGGATATAATAATAAATAATAACAAATACACTGTCAAACCTGTTATGACACATAAAGACATTGCAAATGGTATGATGAATAAAAAATTTGACAATGATTTTGACGGTATGTTATTTTTAATGGATGATGATAGTCATAGTTTTTGGATGAAAAATTGTATTATACCTTTAGATATAATATTCATAAAAGATAATAAGATTTCCAATATACACCATAACTGTAAACCTTGTAATTCAAATCACTGTGAAAGATATAAAGGATCCGGTGATATGATATTAGAAATACCTGGAGGTCAATGTAAAGAATATAAGATTAATGAAGGTGACGAAATTATCTTTCAGAGTTAATTTTAGTCTGTAGAATTTCGTAAAACTTTTGTTGTATTTCTTTTGTTAGATCAACATAACTTTTTTGTCCATTCCCATCTTTTTTTCTATATAAAAAACTAATACCTGAAATGTTGGTAATACATTTGTGTCCACCTGAATTGGCATTTATAATGTCTCTACCATTTAATACAACTTTGTCCAATAATGCAACTTGTTTTAAAGTTAAAGATCTGTAAGGTCTATTCATTATATTTTCTATAATTGGAAATAAAGATTCTTTTTTTCCAAATACTTTTAATGAAGGACTTTTCCCATATATTGCCATAAAATCTTTAAATGTAAATCCTACCGATTTGAATGTTGCCTTTTGTTCTGAAACAACTTTCAATGTTGATAAAGGAACTATGATACTTTCAAGTTCAGGATTCATTTCATCTAAAACTTCATTTTTTATTTCACCTAAATCAACCCCTTTAAGTGCTCTTTCTTTTTTATATGGATTACATGATGCCTGAACTAACCCCATTGGCCAAGCAATAACTAAAAAGTCAGCGTCAGGATTATTTTTAAAAGGGGTGTATCTATCATATGAACCTTGTGGTGTCATATACCCTCCACCATATTGTACTAATATATTACCACTAACATTTACGTTAGGACTAATATTCATGTTTTGGATGTATTTTTGTTGGTTTTGTGTTAGTTTTTCTTCATCATCAAAACCTTCTCTTTTCATTATTGATTTAATTTTCAATAGTATGTTAAGTAATGAAGGTTTACAGTCTAAAACTAATTCCTCTAAGAACCCTGGTTTGTTTTTAAATGCTAATAGTAATTTGTTTGCAACTAAACCCATTAACATTTTATTTCTTTTAATGTCAGAATTTCTATCTATCTTAAATAGATAATTTATAACTTCATCAACAGATATATTATATTGTGCAAAATTAGCGGAATCTACTGTAGAGATTAAAGTTATATCATCATTTGTAAAGATCTCTTTAGGTGAAATACTTTGTGAAATTGTCTCAACATTTGATCTTGAGCTCTTAAATGATGTTGACGTTCCCTTTTCAACGCCAGCTTGTGTATCGTGGTGATCCGTGTGTATAACAAACATTGGTTTACCGTGAGCAAAATCAACCAAAACTGGCATTATATCTCCATTTGCGTCTAATTTTTTAATTGCAAATTCTTTATCCCCGTATTGGATTATTTCAGCGTCTACAACATCAATTCCGTTGTTTTCCAAATACTCTTTCATTGCAATTGCGGTGGTAACCCCATCCAAATCTTGGTGAAAATAAATTTTAGCCTTAGGGTATCTTTTGGCCAATTTATTTACGTCTCTTATTCCTGATTCTGATAATATTTTTTTTCTCATATGATATAAATATCAAATATTAACAATTAATTTTTTGTGGTTGTTAATAAAAAATATATCTTTGTTAATAACATTAAAAACTAATAGATATGAAAGAGAAATTTAAATTACTTATGGAAAGGTCTAAACCAACCTTTAAAAAAATTATGGTTATGTTTGTGTTGTCAATTACATTAATTTGTGGATTTTCAATTGGTTATCTTTATAATAAAACATATTCACCAAAAACACCTTCAATAAAAATGATTTCACTTGATAAGTCTGAAGTTAATTTGGCGATAGATGAAAACAATCATTTAATGGTTATTAACAAAAACACAGGAGATTATACTATTTACGAAGATTCTATTGGGGTTTCTATTTTTAATATGTACGCAAGAAACATTATAAGCAAATAATATGAAATCACTTGTAGTATACCTTATATTTTGTGTTGGGGTGATCTATTACTCATTTTCATTAAGTGATGTGTTGCCGAATAATGTTAATCTAAGTAGTAAAAGCAATTTCAAAAATAAGAAGTTTAATTCTATGGAGATGTTTAATTTAATTGAAAGGTACTCAGAAAAATATAACATACCTAAATATATTGCTTATAATGTTGCATATAGGGAGACGAGGTACATGGGACCATTTCATTGGTCATATAACCCTAATCAAGAATCTTGTGTGGGGGCTGTGGGTCCAATGCAAGTATTACCCTCAACCTGTAATTGGATTAATAATTCAAATTATACTAAAATGGAGTTAATGTTTGATGTAGAATTAAATGTTATGACCAGTATGAAACTTTTAAATAAGCTTTATAAACAATATAAAAATTGGTCTTTAGTTTGTGGGTGGTATAATACAGGTAAACCAATAGTTAATGAATATGCTAAATATTGTTCCAACAATAAAGATTATAAGTCTAAATGGTTATCAATTAACTAAAATTCACATATATTGTGATCCCCAAAAATATTGTCGTATTCATCTTCCATTGTAATAAATAGTAGATAAAAATAAAACTCCCATTGATTATAGTGGGAGTTCTTTTATTTGTTCTAAAGTTTTAAAGTATTCTACTCTTGTTTTTGCAATTTCGGAATAGTTTGGTGATAATTCAATACCCAACCATCTACGTTCTAATATCTGAGCTGCAACTAATGTTGTTCCTGAACCAGCAAATGGATCTAAAATTACATCGTTCTTGTAGGATAAAATCTTAATCGCCTTGGTTGGGATATCCATTGAAAATGTTGCTTTGGTAAGGGATTTAGTGTCAGCAAAATAATTCCACTGACCAAAAACAAGTTCCATAAATTCTTTTTTGTCTGTTTCTTCATAAACTACTTTCTTTTTTGTTGTTCCATCTGGTTGTTCAACCTCAGTTGGTACTCCCTTCCATTGTGGTTCACCTTTTATTTTTTTTATGTGATTTTTCTTATATGCCAAAATAACACATTCTTTTGGGTTATAAATGTATGGTGAAGATGGTGACATCCAAGATCCCCAAGCGGTTGTTTTACTTCTATGTGGTGAGTCCTCCTCAAGATCTACAATTCCAAAAAACCCATATCCTATTTCTTTCATTATCTGCCACATTTCAGAAACAAAAAAAATTCTTCCGCCTTTCTTTTGTCTATTAATCTCATACGGAATATTAAGTGCAATTCTTCCATCGTCTTTTAATAATCTATAAGTTTCAGTCAACCAATTTCTTGCAAATACTTTATAATCCTCAAATTCAATATCATCTTCATGTACGTCATAATCAATACCAACACCATAAGGTGGTGATGTAACAACCAAATCAACACTATTTTCTGGTAATGTTTTCATTACCTCAACGCAATCTCCGTTTATAATTTTTCCTGTTTCTATCATTTTTCTAATATAATTTTATTATCTAATATACTTTTATTTATCAACAACATATCTGGAGTTGTTTTAATCATTAAAGACATGTTACTTTTAGATCTTATTGATAAATCATTTTCAAATGTATCTATTTTAGATTCAAGTCTTGTTATTGAAGTATACGTACCTGTTTTTAACTTATCAATCTCTTTTTCTCCAAACTTTTTAATTTCGTCTAAATAAAATATGGGGACCCTTTTTAAAAGTGTTTTGTTTTTAAATGATATCCAATCTTGTTGGTTATTTTCGTTTTGGGAAAAGACATTCTTTAAACCTTTTTCTAAATTTTCAACATTTAAAAAATCTATTTGTACTTTAAATATATAATTTACGTAGTCCTCGGTAACAATTACATTGGTTATACCCTCTTGTTGTTTTAATTTATTTTTTAATTCTGTTATTTTTTGTTTTATGTTGTTTTCTTTTGGTATTTTTTCGCCGTACAAACTATCTAAAGATAAGATAGATTTAACTTTTATTTTACTTGAGCTTAGGTTTAAAGTATATTTAAAAGTTCCGGACCCATCATTGTTAATTTTTAAGTCATCTATTATTTCAATACAAGAAGTTAAAAAAAAGATAAATAAAAAATAAAAATATTTCATTTTTTATCTAAAGTTTCTATATGATGTTGTAAATACCAAAGAGCCTTCTTAAGGTCTTCTATTTCTTTATCTTTATTTTTTTTACCCGCTCTTGATATATATTTTACTGTATTTCCTAAACTAAAACCCAAGTCCCAAGCATCAATAACCTTGATTGCTTCGTATGGATTCTCTTCACCACCGTAATGGTTAGGATGATTTACTTGTTCCATTTAAATAATTTCTTTTACTTTTTTAAGATTTTCTAAAGTTTTTTTCTGATTGATATAAGAAATTAATTTTCTTTTAAAGATTGGTAAAAGTGTTTCGTGTATTGGGAAGTCTCCTTTACTAATCATTTCAAAAACAGGTAATTTATTATTTTCAGAATTCCACATTGAAAAGTTATTGATTATTTTGGTGATAGTCAAATTTTTCAAATCGGAATAAATTAGATTTACTTTTGTTTTACTTTCTGGAGATCCTTTTGCTGCCGGTTTTATATTGTATTCCCAAACATAAATTTTATTTTCTTTTGTGTCACTATAATAAAAAAACCCAGTATCTGAAATTGTTTCCTTAGCTCTTTTATTAGGTTTCATATCCACATTTTCATAAACTATAGTCCAAACAGATTTTGCAATATTGAAGTACTCTAACATTCTAGGGGCACTATAACTTAATATCTGTAAGAACTCTTTTGCCTCATCGTCATTTATTTCAGGTATGTCTTTTAATTTAAGGTCTTTTACCAATAACTCATCGTCAACAGAATCTAGCTTCTTATTTGTGTATATGATTTTTTTATCCTTTATCAGTGTTTGGACATTTGCCAAATGTAATGATAACTCAATAAATCCAGGATAAAGTTCCATCTTATCAAGTTTTTCTCCCATTTTTTGGAAGTATGATAGTAACTTATATTCTTTGTGTTCACTGTCAATTGGTTTTTCGAACATCCAATCGGTGTTCATTAAAAATTCTATTTTCTTTTTTCTCGCCATTTGACATAATAATAACCATAATATCTTAGTCAGTAAAGATTAATCTAATCTCATTACAACATAATCAGTACCATTAATGTTAACAGTATCATAATCACCATCATAACTATTTAATTGTCCGTATTCGCCATTTCTAACTAAATCATTTAATAATTCACCAGTATCTATCCAATCAGAAATATCATAACCCATATTAGTTAACCATCTAGAAACATCATAACCAATCTCATCATCCAAATAACTTTCAACGGCACTTTCAATACTATCTTCATCAGGGTCTCCATCTGGTTCATCTTTTATAGATTCAATTTCAGATTCTATATCATCAATCCTTTCTTCACGATTAGTTTTGTGTTCCTCAGTATCCTCGTCCTCATATATTTGATGTGGTGGAATAACTTGACCTTCATCATTATATAGTACCCAATTATTACCTTCTCTTCTATACTGAAGACTATTGTTTTCAGCATCCATAAAATCAAATGTCCCGTCTTTTTCTTTTGTTGGGTACATAATTGGAGCTCTTACTCCCTCACTATCATAAACCCATCTTTCCATTTCAAGTAACCAAATTTCTTCTTCTTGGTCATCACTTAATTCTTTTCCAACCCCATAACTATCAGGATCCTCTCTAACCCATTCTTCAACAGCATCTCTAAAATACTCTTTAACCCTATCTTCATCTATGTAATTGGATAAATAATTATTGTCAAAATAATTTGAAGCGTCGTCAACCATTTCACCATAGTAAATTTCTAAAGAACTATCGGCATCACTATACGTTCCTACCGCATATCTTTGTTTAGTTGATAGTGATTCAAATTCATTTAATTCATAGTGCGAACCAGAAGGATATAAATCATAAACATCAACTCTATCTGATAATAAATCATCTCTTTCTTCTTCAAGTTCTGATTGTTTGTCTGTAATCTCATCAAATTTTTCACTATAGTTTTCGTCACCAGAATCTAAATTTTCTTGTTCTTCCTCAAGTGATTGTATTTCTTCTTCTATTTCTCTTACCCTTTCTTTATCATCATCAGTTAGAGTTTCTAAATTACCATTATTAACCGCATATTCAAATGCCGCATTTGCCATTTCTCCTTCTGTATCGGTATCATTAGGGTCCCATTCATTATCTTTTCTTTTTTCATTTTGTTCATCATATTTTGCCTTTTGTTTTCTTCTTTCCACTACTTGTTCGTATGGAGTATTCCAAAAAGTTTTATATCCACCAACAACAACGTCATCAAGACTTTTTATACCGGTATAAGATACATTTAAATTACCTGTAACTTCAATATTTCCTAATTTATATATTCTTTGTTTACCATCAATTTTACTAACATCTAAATCACCTTTTACTATAAGTTTTTTATCTCTAAACTGTGGCAAATATGGTATAGCATGAGCCATAAACCCAACTTGTCTTAGGTATTGAATGTAGTCTTCTGGAGTAATGTAAACCTTTTCTACCTCATCCTCTTTTAATAATTTAAGAATGTTTTTTACTATTACATTTTCAGTAAGTCTTAATTTATTATTCATATAATATAAATATAAAACATTTACAAATAGTACATTATAGTGATATTTATAATCAAATAAACCTATTTAAAAACAATTTGTTATGGGATGTGGTTGCAAAAATAAAGGAAATCAACCTTCTACACCTTCTCAACAGTCTGCAGGACAACAAACTACGTCTGTTAAGAATCAGTCTGTTCAAGAATCAGTAAAGAAGATAGTTGAAAAATACTACAATAAAAAGTAATTAATTCCTTTGGCCAAAGAAAAATTAAGGTGGAATTTTTTTTCCACCTTTTTTGTATTTATGATATATGGCAGAATTAAATAATTTTATAGAGTGGTTTCATGGTGATGAAGAAGATTATAAAAAACTTTTAAAGGTTTTTAGGTCAACTCGTAATTTTTTAACTTTCTTATTAAGAAATAATAAATTAGGTACGATCGATTATACTTACATACCAGATTATGAGTTTATAAATGATCCTAAATTATTTGAATTTTTAAGTGACAACAACTTAATTAGTCTTGACAATATTTCTTCAACATACAATAACATTGAGGAATTTATTAAAAACAATTTATTATTATACTACCTTGATTCTAATTATGAAGATGCAATGTCTTTTATTACTCAAGAATTAATAACAGATGTTGTCTATAGAAATGACGGATTTTATTTAAAATTAAGGGACCGTAGTGAACTTGCAGAATTTTTCTGCTCAAGAGGTAGGGGTGATGTTGGTGCTGTAGACGTTGCAAAACAAATTTTAAATGATGAAGGTTTAGGTCATGATTGGCATTTTGATTATGATAGAAATGTGGATGATACTATAGATGAATTGGATGATTCAAATTTATCTTCCTTGGGTGATTTAATATTTAAAGAAATTGGT